TTCAATCACATCGACCTTAACCCGCTTGACCTGCTTCCCAGGCGTAACTGTCGGAGTCAATACCCCAGGTGAAGCAATCTCAGCCAGAGCAGCCAGAAACGTCGCCTGCTGCACTTCAACCGGGACCTCGTTATCGGGTATCGTGTCCCCGTTACAATCCACCACCCCAGAACGCGGCCACGCCAGGCCCTGAAGCCCACGGCCGCATGCCATCGTTCCGTCCCAATCAGGATATGTAGACAGCCACGAACTCGCTCTCAGAATAGCCCCGTCCGTTGTTTCATCATAAGCAGGGATATTCGACGGATAGTAGTCAGCCGCAAAAGCAATCAAAGCATCATGGGAAACGAATGCGTTGGCACTCGCCACGCACGAACCATCTTCAACGACCAAAGTCATTATTCGTACTCACCTGCAATGGCTTGCGCCGTATCCTTCCGAATGTTTTTGTCGGTGACTTTAAAGCCGTTCACCCAAACCTCGTACCAGCCACCACCGAGGTGATGAATTTCAACACCTTCGCCAGTTACGCTTTCGGGTAAAACGACCTCCTCTCTTTCATCACGTTTCGCAACCACACGTTGACGCTTCCGAACAATCGGTTGCCGTACCACTTTCTCAGGCTGTATTACAACGCCATCCGATTCCGTAAGCACCAGAACCCCAACCTGTAACCAACGAGCGCAAGTCCGATTTTTTTGAATTTCATCAGCCTGGCGATCATCAATTACAACGCTTTGATTCGGGTCCAGAATAATGGCGGGACGGCCCGGAACCCCGAGCCGCCGCCGACCTTTATTAATCAATTGCTTCATGTCATTTGTCTCCCGGGTCAGATACCGTCGACGTACGAGATTTCCTCTGGAAGACGAACATCCAGACCACCCAGACGGAATACGCCAGGAACGTCCCAACGCAGCGGACCACTCTGCCAAACAGGCAGGAAGCGATGCGGCATCGGCATGTGTAGCTTCAGGACTTCAGGGCTGCGACGATAACCAATCATACGGGCCGTAGCACTCACCCCAGCATCGTCCAGTTGACGGGCAGCGCGGATCGTAAGAGCACCTCCGGTCTGAGCCGTAAAGACATTGTTCATCCGAACGAACTCCAGAATCGTCATCGACGTTTCAGTCAACCGACGACTCGCAATGTAGTTCCACTTCGAATACGGCAGGAGCAACGTATCGGCCAAAACGATATTATTCGTCTGGGTCTGTACGTTAGTCAGGCAGCCGTTAATGTCCTCGATGATTTCGTCAGGTGTAGTCGTACCACCATCCCAATCGCCGTTCGAAGCACCAGTAGCCGTTACCGAAGAATGATCGAACAATCCTTCAAAGCCCTTCACGGTATCACCCTGAAGCGCAATCCGGTCGATCATTTCCTCAGCAGCCCGGCGAGCCGCCATCGCTTTGTTATTCGCCAAACCGATACCGAGCATTTGCGCCTGGTTGATCTCTTCCCAACCATAGCCGTATCCGATTCCAGCCGTAAATACAGCAGTTTCGAATTGCGACATTTCCACATCGGCCATCGGGATATCGTCAGAGTTCCCGTTGATCCAGCCAGCGACACCGGCCTTATCAGACGAGAAGTACGTTACAGATTTAGCAAACGGGTTCGCCGAGGTATCCACCGGAATAAGATTCGGGTATTGGATATCGCCATATTTCACGGCATAAACCGCAGCCTCGATATACGAAGTCTGCGAGATTACAAAGCCGTTTGCAGCTTGTGTGTCAAATGTTCTCATATGAATATATCTCCTTAACCCAGCCGCAACTGTGCAAGTTCGCCAGTGTCAGCGGTCGTATCCCACCGAGCACCATCCACCAACGGGCTAGAACCCGTCCCCAAAGCACCGTCTGCCAGATAAACAACCGGGTCGCCAGCAGCCACGCCGCCAGAGTTCGCCACCCAAACCACGCCCTTGGTCATAATACGGGCGGTGGATTGATACTCGAACGTGTCAGGAGCAGACGGGTCGACCGACTGATCGCGGACCGTAACGCCAAGGAAATCTGCTCGTGCATCACATACGACGCAGCCCTTGTCTTCCGTTCCCTGCATTACAGCCAGACCGAAATCAATACCGCCAGAATCTTCAACCGTGCGGGAAATCAGAACCCGAGGTTCTTCATTCACAATAGCGCCAGCATAACCGGCATCGATATTATCAGAATACGTACTCTGTACAGTAGGCATTATGCACGCCCTCCTTGCCAGGCATTCGACAGGTCATTGACCATCGCCGCATGCGCTTTGTCGACGTCGTTAGCCGGGTGATTATCGCCAGCCTTCAACACCTTGCGAACAGGATCTTGTCCCGCATCTTCAGACAGGATATCGAACCGGGCCTGAACATAATCATCAGACTTATTATCGACAGCCTTCTGTCCCAGAACAGCAACGACAGCCGCTTTGCGAATTTCAGCATCGGCCAGGCCGGTGTAATCCTTATCCGCAATTCGCTTCGCCGTGGCAATCAGGTCGGCCCGGTCATTAACGCGCTGGTCAATGTCGGCATCCGACAGGATCTTGCCAGCAAAACCTTCGATCTCTGCATCTTTCGCAGCGAGTTCCCGGTCTTTAGCGGCAAGTGCTTCGGTGTGGGCCTTCTTCTCCACATCCAATGCCGAACGTGCGCCTTCCAAATCTTTTGTGAGTTTGGAAATAGCCACTGCCCCGGCATCGGTAGTTTCGACAGAAAGTCCGTCCACGGTGACCGTGGTCAACTTGATGTCACTCATACTTGAAACCTCCGATTTGAAATCTCCCAATCTCAGTTGTGAACCTCCTCTGGCGCGGGAGACAAGCGCCAAATGGTTCATTCGTAAATTCGTCTGCACGGCATCGTACTTTTCGCCGTTTTCAGTTTCCCCGTCACGCACTACCAGGTCCATTGTATAGCCCATCGACAACTCGCGCTTGCCGGTAGACCAGTCATCAATCGCCGCCTTATCCATCAGCATAAGAGGGACCCGGACGAACTCTCCGTCCCGCAGCACTTCATCACCGGTCTGACCTTTGGCGTATTCCTTCCAGTTGGAAGCATCGACCAGCACAGACGGGTGGTCAACCGTCATCGGGCGGTGGGCATAAGAGGCCATCGCATCAGCGGAAAAGACTTCCTCCGGTGGCCGGTATACGCGAATGATCTTTGCCGGATCTCCTTCCAGGCCCAATTCGTCAGCCCGATATATTTGAATTCCGGTTCGCGCCACTTTCGCCTCGGCTACCAGGTAACCGTCTTTGGTCATCCTCGCATTCGACGCGTCGATGGTATCGTATAAAATTTTATTCATATTCGGCCACCTCTTCCGGTGAATGGGTCATTTCAAAAGACGGTAATATCGAATGTTCAATCAGCATATTCGCAGCCGCTTCCGATAAATCATCCTCGGCAAACAATCCAGTTTCGGCCAGGTTCTTAATCGTTTGAGAAGTCTCCAGGCTGATCTTCGACTTTTGCTCGTCCGACATCTGCCAGAGTGACGACCAAAAATATGTAATCTCGTCAGGCCTGGACCCCAGGGTCGAGCGAATCAACACCTCGTCCAGATTAGCCAGAGCAGGAGAAACAGTTAACGTCTGCATACTATTTACGGAGTCGTAGTAATTTTTCAGATCCGATTCGCCGGTACTGGATAAGCCTCCAGGAGACTGCCCCAGGAATCGGGTCAACGGAATATCAGCAGCACCGGAAACAGCCTGAAGCGCCTGGTACGATATCTCAGGCAACCCGCCGAACGTGAAACTCTTTTGCGAATAAGTCTCATCGCCGTCAATAATCATCACGCCGTTGTTGCCCTTCAACTGAGCAGACAACTGAACCCGCTGTTCCAACAACGCACGAGTCCGTGGGTTCGCCATAATATTCGCCAGGCCAGGGATCTGGAGTACATCGACCTTCGCCTCATAGACCAGGGACGAAGTATTCGAAGCGGTAGAATCCGCATTCCGAACCGCCTCATAAGCCGACTGCAAAATCGAGTCGCCCCAGCCATCATTCGT